AGCGATTGGAGAACGGTGGTCTTGGCCTTAGCGTCGTTGATGAGTCGTGTGGCTTGGAACGAACCCACAACGTCGAAGAAAACACGGGATGCGCCCGCTCGGAGGACGACCATCAACGCCCCAACAGACAGGGCGATAACGGGCATCAGGTCGAAGATAAACACGAAAAATCACCACTACACTAATCTTGACTCACGATGGGCACACCCATCCCTCTAAGCATCTGTAAACCTTCAGCGTCGCTTAACAGTTCACGCTTGGACTGTCGCTGCTTGCGCCTTGCGGCCATCGCCTTTCCGTCGGCCTTCTTTTTCGCGTCCTTCGTAGCCTCCGCTATGCGGTCCTGAATGTCTGACGCAACGAGCAAATCAAGGGTCAATTTGTGATTGCCTCCCTCGCAATCGTAGCGTTCCCACAGTTCCGAGGGGAGCGTCCCTTTGTAGGCCATGCTTAAGGTTGGGGCGACTCGGAAGAAGGTTCCAAAGGGGGCGCACCGTCCGGGTCGTCCCCACGCACGAAGCCGAGAATCATGCGAAGTTCTTCGGAGGTCAGGTCGTTAATATCGAAATCCTTTGGCTCCACCACACACGAAGGAACCCACGAGTGGATTTGGTCTTCATAGCCTGCGCCTGCGGCGTCAAGGGCTTCTGAGAACTCGGTCTGTTGCTCGGTGGTCCATTCGCTCGGGTCAAGCCCGAAGTGCATGTGGTCGCGGAAAACGCGAGCCTGAATGTTTTCAATCTTCAGTTTCGCCATACCGCCTGCTTGGCGGACGACGAGTTCTGTTCCATCATCAAGGGTAAAGGTCTTTTTCAGTACGGGCATCTGCTCACTTCTCTTCTTTTCTGCTCTATGCTAATCTCAAGCCACGTCGTACCAAACGACGGCAAGCGTCAAAACGTTCGTGTCCTTCTTTCTCGACACGTCACACGAAATGACTACATCATTGTTTGCGATTGCGGCGCGGAACGCCGTTTGGACCTCGCTCGCGGTCCCGGTGAACGTGTTCACCATGAGTTTCGTCTTATCGGTAATGACGGTTCCACCGTTGTTCGCCACTTAACCACCTCAGTAAGCGGAGGACGCGGTGGAGCGGAGAACAATGTCCATCATCTTTGAGTCGTCCACCGAGTAAAGACCGACGAAGTTCACGGTCATGGTGTTCGTGTCGCGACCGCTCACGTTGGCGTCAGCGGCCTCAAAGCGAATCTTGTAAAAGTTGAACGTCAGAATGTCGGCCGTCGAGTCGTCGCCGAACTGCACCTTGAGTTCAACGCCGCTGCCCGACAGTTCGTGCCCATCGGCGGTCGTCAATTGGGTGTAGGTTGGCTCATCAATGGTTGATGAGTGAACCACTTGGTTGAAGGTAATGCTGCCCGTAACAACGCGGCGCTGCACGGGAGGCGCACGGACGTAGGTGGTGCTGCCGAGGGCGCAGGCGTTGTCTCCATCGCGGTTCAGGTTGATGTCGAAGGAAATGTCGGCCACCGCGTCAGTAGCGGTAGCGTTTCCGTTAAAGAACACCTTGGCGTTGCTGAAGTAAAGCGCATCCAAGTTGTCGGCAAACGTTGGCGAAGTCGTTCCCACGGCAGCGAGGGAAGCAATGTCTTCGGACTTCCCCATCAGGTTGAAAGAAACACTTGCGTATTCGTTCAAGGCGGCGCTAACGGAAAGGGAATCAATGACGCAGCCTTTGTAAAGGTGTTCCTTGTCCTCTCGGCCCACGAGGAACGTGTAGGAAGCAAGGGTGCCTGCCTCGGTAAACGTGTGTGGGTAAAGGCCGTCGGCAATGGAGCCCACGGTGTCGGTTCCCATAATGCCCATCAAAATGTTGCCCATGAAATTGTCGCCAATCATCGCCATGTTGACGCTACCTTCGGAAAATTCCTTGCCGGTCACGGACTTTGCGGAGCCGTACCGGCTCATGTCCTCGCGAGTCAAAAGGTCAAAGGTGTGGCGAATGGACTCATCATCCACCTCGCCAAAAACGTAGGAACCGGAGGGGGTTCCATATGACGATTCCTTTTTGAGAGCAACGAACCGGTTGTCGAAATCAGTCATGCGTAATCGCCTCTATTGTTTGTGACGGATTACCTGTCGTTTAAGGGTTCACCTGCGCCTCATGTTGATGCGCCGGTCATAAGTCAGCGTCAAAAGGTGAACGCAGGTCAAGTGTTCGTTGTTCATCTTGTGGTCCAATTCCAACGAGTATTCGTTCAAGGAATCTGTTGTTCCCTTGAGTCCTGTGGTGGTGTAAACCTCATCGAAGATTTCACCGATGATGTTAAGGCCGGTGCGGAAGGCGTTTTCGTAGTTCGTGCCTCGCGTGATAACGTAAATCAGCACCTCGTAGGATTGGTCCACCTCTCCACCACCAAGAGAGGCGAATGTTGGCGAATCAATGCCGCGCAGCATAACGTTCACAATCGGGGCCGGAGTGCGAGAAATCATTTCTGACGACACATCGAATCCATAGCGGATTTGCGAATTATCGAGGTGGGTTTTTAGGTACATGCGGTTTGAGTCTTTGATGGTTTGAACAATGGACAAGGCCATGCGAATAAGCGTGTCTGTTGCGAAGTCCGAAGGTGCGAGTTCGTCGGGACCAAACGCACCGTGCGTAGTCGCATACACCGAAGACCACTTGACTGTGCCGGTGTTGTTACCCCAAGCAATTTCATTTGAAGACGAAGAGGCCCCTGTAACCGACAGGTAATGCACCTGAGCATCGTCGTCCTCAATGATTTCGCGCATGTAAAGGCGAGCGGTGCCCGAAGCGTCGAGGGTCAAACGCAACACCAAAGGAACGGGGTTGGTTTCAGCCATGCTAATATCAAGAGCCTTTGAGTTTGCAGTTGTGGTTCCTACCAATTTTACTTGTTCGCCATTTGCTTTGACTTCCACACGGTAGGTTCCGTTATCAATCGCCATCAGCACTTCGTCCACGTCGGGGGTTGATGTGTAGGAAATACACGCAAGTAGCGTATTTCCGCTCGTGGAGGCCGTCTGAGCGTATCGAGCGTCTGTGACTACCCAATCACCCCCGGAAGCAGAAGCGCCGCTTCCTGTGGCCGTAAAGGCGGTATTATTGCGGGTTACGGACGGGGCGGTTGGGTCATCGCCATTAAGGCGACTTGTCCAAAATTGAGTCGTCTTCGCAATCGCCATTTTTTCACCGTCCGTAGTAGGAGCCGGGACCGAATTCCCGTTCTATTGCATTGCCGATTCGTTTTTCAATCCTTCGTTCAACGATGCCTATCGCATATTCGATGTAGCGAAGTGTTGGAAATCCAAAGTGATAGTAAGAGCCGGGGTTTTTCTGAGTCCAAGGGGTTTTGCTTCCCCGACGACCAAATTGACGACCCTTTTCCGCAGCACCGGGCGACCTAAACAACACGTTTTGCGCTCGCATACCTTCCTGTAAAGCAAGCGAAAAATCGAATTGGTTGCCGTCGTCGTCGGGAGAGGCTAACGCTCTTAATGCGGCCATACCGCTCAAAATTTGATTGCCTTTTACGAACACATCTTTGCGTTCAAACAATTCTGCGACTCTTTCGGCTGCACTTGGAACGTGACCCGACCTTCCTTTTTGTTCGATGTAGGCCCGTGTTTCAAATTGGGCTTCCGACAAAATTTTGGACAACGCTTTCGCAATAATGCTCGGCAATTTGTGTTCAATGTCGTGAATCATAGCGTCATATTCTGACGAATCAATTCGTAGCGAAGCACCGCCCAATTGCGAAGTTCCTCTTGAAAGTGGAACGGTTCTCATCAATCCACGCTCCCAAGATGAGCAAGGCGGCGCAGGGAAGACATGGCCCTACCTCGCACGATTTCGCCTCTCGTCTTGGACGTTTCGTTGCCTTGAAACAACCCCTCGTCTTCCATATAAATTGCTGCTGCAAGGTCAGCGCAAATTTCTTTGAGAACATGAGCGAACTCCCCTTCTTGAACCTTTGAACTGTTGGCGTGGTCGAAAGTTACTCCTGTAACCCCACTTAGCGTGTTGCTTGTTTTTCCTGTCCAAGCAAAAGAATCACCAACAATGTTTCCATTACCTGCGGTGGAAAAGCCCGAAGCATCAGTAAGCACAATGCTTGTTGCACCCGCACTAATCGCTCCGTTAAGCGTGGACTCAGCGATGTGGTCGCTTGGTGCGTCGCGCCCATAGTCCCTAAACATTTGGTCTATTTCGATGGTTGCACGACGAATGCAAGACGTGATTCGGTTTTCGGCACGGGTGCGCTGCGCCGAATCAAGACCAAGCCGAGAGCCAACATCGGTTTCGTCGCAATACGTTGAAGCCATTCAGATACCTCCAATAAGCATTGTTCCTGTAAAGGAGGCGCTGACGATGCCGACCAACCATTTGATAAGCGTTGTTTGGTTTTCTCGCATGATGCGCTGAACATCGTCAAGCGTAGTCTGAAGCCGCTCATGCTTGGCGTTGATTTGACCGACGGCATTCGTCAGATTGTCGAGCATTTCACCGTGGCGGTCGGTGCGCCGCTCAAGCGTTTCGACCCGATGGATGAGAACGGGGTCTGCTTCATTCGCCATCCTCGACCATCTCCTTGACGGCCTCGACGGCTTCTTCCGCTTCTTCGACGATTTCCATCACTTCATCCAACGTCACCTTGCCGTCGGCCATGACGCGGCGATACAGAATGAGAGCCTTTTCGGCAACAAAGGCAGCGGCGAGCAGGTAAACAGGAATCAATTCGTAGTCCATCTTTATGCCTCCTTGAACTCAATGACCTTCACGGCGGAATGGGGAATCACGGTGAACGGCCTGCTTTCGCCCGGTCTATACAGACGGTAGCCGTGGGTTGTTTCTTCAATGTTTACGTTGGTGTATGCCTTTTCAGGCGGTTGGTACACAATCTTTCCTCTTCCCGTCATCATCGCTTCCACCACCGCCAATTAAACAATTTGATGCCGTTTCTGTAAACCTGTCTATCAAGAATATCCGAAATGTAAAGGTCAAGCCAAGGGTCACGCATTCATCCATCCCTCCACAGTTTCAAGTGATGGCGCAGGTCCATGTTCAGAAGGCCATGCGTCGGGGCGGTAGTGATAAACGCCTTCAACCCAAATGACGACGGGGTAATCGGCCAAATCGAAAGTGACGTTGGCTTCAATTGCTTCGACCATGTTCGGCATCAGGCATCACCCACCCTTCGGACAGTCCACCAACAGAACTCCGCAGACGTGCGCCTCAAATCCACGTTGCCCGTTGCTCCGGTGTTGTCGTCGTTTCTCAAAAAGAAATAGATTTCCACGGTGTCTGATGAGTTCAAATTGAACAGTCCGTGCAATTGGACTGAGCGACCCGAATAGCCATCACGGTCAGTCTTTCTGAAGCGACGATATTCTGAGCCATTGACGTAAATGGCGAGGGCCATGTGGTAATCGTGGCCTCCGGTTGCCGCATCGG